AGGAGGGCAGTCTTGATGACTTTATGAACGCATTAGATTTGGGAGATCCAGATCCATCTAATCATAGAACAAGATTTAATGGTGCTGATGATATTATAGACTTCTTTACTGGAGACAAACCAGAAGATTGGAGACAAAGAGATTAAACTGTATCATATTATACAGAAGTTTTTGCATAACTATACTAACAGGTCTATAATGACCTTACGTTCATCCCTCTGGGACGGAAGTAAGCCGACGCGGAACGGATCGTTCATTCGCTATTCGCAAATAGCGAACGCAAACGCCGACTGAAGGAACGCTCTTTAACCTAAAAAACTAAGGAGAAACCTAATGTCAAAAGTAGTTTATCGTGGAATCGAATATGATACTGAAAAGCGTATTGCATATCAACAACAGATGATGCAACAACCCCAACAATACAACGAAACCTATCGTGGTGTTAAGTTTGTAAAGGAGGGACATAAGTGATGCAGAAACTTAACGTACTTCAACTCATTAAAGAGCAGAAGCAAAAAGAAGAGAGGCGTCGTAAGGCATCTCTTGCTACCCTGGTAGCAGCAAAATAATTTAGAGGAGTGCTTGACACTCCTCTTTTTTTTGTCTATAATACCTTTGTTGAGGTTGATAAAGATGGATAGAGAAAAGCTTAAGCTAATTGTCAGAAACCTTGAGTCTCTGGTAGAATGCTTAAAGGCAGAGATTGAACCTGAAACTGAAACTCAAGTTAAAGATCCTGTCTATGAAGAGATTAAAACTTTTTTAACTGACTACGACGAAGTATTTTATGACGAGGAAGATGAATACGATGTACGATGATTTTGAGTTTATGAAACCAGAAGTAAAACTCATCAGTGTTACTCCAGATGCAGAAAAGCACATGGCATATTGTGCTCGCGTAAGTAATCCTGCTAATCAAGAAAATGAGAAGTTCTCTGGTCTTCTCAAGTATTGTATTCAACATCAACACTGGAGCATCTTTGAACAAGCTTCAATGACTGTTGAGATCAATACTACAAGAGGTATCGCAGCTCAAATTCTTCGCCATCGTTCGTTTACATATCAAGAATTTTCGCAACGATATGCTGATACAAATCTCTTGAATAAAACCATTCCTCTTCCTGAACTGCGTCGTCAGGACACTAAGAATCGTCAGAACAGTATTGATGACATTCCTGATTATTTGAAACTGACCCTGACAGAAGACATCCGTGTTCATTTTGAGAGTGCTCTACGCCTCTACAACCGCCTCCTGGACAAGGGTGTGGCAAAGGAGTGCGCAAGGTTCGTACTGCCCCTGGCAACGCCCACACGCCTCTATATGACCGGTTCTGTGCGGTCGTGGATCCATTACATTGATCTTCGCTCTGCACATGGTACACAGAAGGAACATATGGAAATTGCTGAACTTGTTCGTTGTATCTTTACTTGTCAGTTCCCTGCAGTATCTGAAGCACTTGGTTGGACTCGAGAGGGATGTTCAGATTGTATTGATCCCCCTTCTATTACTATTGAATAAATATCCTTACATACTATGGAGGCATAAATTTGGCAACTTACCCCGTTATCAATAAACAAACTGGTGAACAGAAAGAAGTAACAATGTCTGTTACTGAATGGGACCAGTGGAAAGAAGATAACCCAGATTGGACAAGGGATTGGAGTGATCCATCTACTTGTCCATCAGCAGGAGAGGTTGGTGAAGTCTATGATAGACTTAAGAAATCTCATCCAGGATGGAATGATGTTCTTCGCGCAGCATCAAAAGCACCAGGTTCAAAAGTAAAACCTATTTAATTAACTTTATATGGCAAGAAGGAAAAGAGTAGACGATCAACCAATTGGCGTTGGAATGACTGCAAAGCAAATGAAACGCAAGAAACCAATTGGTCTTGATTTGATGAGAGATATTGAACCTCTTACAGACAATCAAAAACTTTTATACGAAGCATACGAAAAGAATCAAAACATTGTTGCTTACGGATGTGCAGGAACTGGTAAAACGTTTATCACTCTTTATAATGCACTTCAAGATGTCCTTGATGAAAGGACTCCTTACGAAAAAATTTATATCGTTAGGTCTCTTGTCGCTACTCGTGAAATTGGTTTTCTTCCTGGCGATCATGAGGATAAGTCCTCACTTTATCAAATTCCCTATAAGAATATGGTAAAGTACATGTTCCAAATGCCAACAGATGCAGACTTTGAGATGCTCTATGGAAACCTCAAAACTCAAGGAACGATTAGTTTTTGGAGCACTTCTTTTATTCGCGGAACTACTCTGGACAATGCAATCATTATTGTAGATGAATTCCAGAACTTGAACTATCATGAACTTGATAGTATCATTACTCGTGTTGGTGAGAATAGTAAAATCATGTTCTGTGGTGATGCTACTCAAACTGACCTGATCAAAACAAATGAAAGGAATGGTATTATTGATTTCATGAAAGTACTTCGTATCATGCCTTCAATTGATATCATTGAATTTGGTGTAGATGATATTGTTCGTTCAGGTTTAGTCAAAGAGTACATTCTTGCAAAAATGGAAGTTGGTGTATGACCTTTAATCATTGTAATTTTTTAGGTGATCTTGAACTAGAAAAGAAAGAAACAAATGGCATCCGCTTGTACAATCTTCCTGATGGTCAGTGGGTGCCTTCTATCACATCAGTAACCTCTTTCTACAATCGACAGATCTTTGTTGAGTGGAGAAAGAGAGTTGGTGAAGAAAAAGCAAATGCGATCACAAGAAAAGCAACTGCAAGAGGAACTGATTTCCACCAAGTCTGTCAAGACTATTTGGAAAACAAGGAACTAAACTGGAATGATTATCAACCCCTGACAAAGTTCATGTATGTTCATGCAAAACCTTATCTTGATAAAATAAATAATATTCATGCAATTGAAAGAACTCTCTACTCAGAATATCTTGGACTTGCTGGACGAGTTGATTGTATTGCCGAGTACGAAGGAGAGTTAGCAGTTATTGACTTTAAGACTTCAGATAAAATTAAACCAGAAGAATGGATTGAAAACTATTTTGTTCAAGAGACATTCTACGCTGCAGCATATTACGAACTCACTGGTCAGGTTGTTAAAAAACTCATCACACTAATGGTTACTCCTAACGGTGAAGTCAAAGTATTTGACAAAAGGAACAAAGACGATTATATTAGACTATTAGTTCGTTATATCAAAGAATTTGTACATCACAATATTAGGCCAGATGGAGAATGAATTAGAGAAAGCATTAGAGAATAAGTTCTTTTGTCCATCACGTTTTGCACAAGAGATTGAAAACCTTGTGCAAGTAAACGTGGAGATGAATTATATTGATGCAATTATCTATTTCTGCGAACAGAACAACATTGACTTGGAATCAGTTCCAAAACTCATCTCAAAACCTTTGAAAGAAAAGATTAAGTATGAAGCAATGGAACTAAACTTTCTGAAGAAAACTTCCCGTGCTAAATTGATTTTTTAATGATGCCGTTTGATTTTTCTTCATTAAATGAATGTTTTAGTGTTCTTGGACCTGAAATCATTGATATTGATATTTCCGATAACAATGTTCCTTTTTATGAATCAATAAAAGAACAGCAGCATCAATGGTATTTGAAAAATAAAGAAAGGTTGAAGAAAAAAGCAACACAATATTTAAATGAAAATCGTGATGAAGTTAACCGCAAGCGAAGAGAAGCGAGAAACACTGAACCGTATAGGAGCTACTACCTCGCACGTCAGCGGGAGAGAAGGAGGAATTCTAAAGGTGCAGCCGTTTGATGCGTATCGTGAATATCTTGCTCTAAAAAACCACTTCACAAAAGATAGTTATGATTATCATAAGTACTGTGGAAAAAGTAGAGCAACAGTTCAGTCTTTCTACAAACGTAAGGATCGTTTCTGGTTTGAAAAGATTTCAAGACAGAAAACTGATCAAGAAGTTGTAGAATTTTTTGTCGCTAATTTTGTTTCTTGTCCTGATCCAGAAACACTTTGGATTGGAGAAATGATGAAAGACGGAGAGGCAAGATATCAAACCTGGCAAAAGAAAATACAATCACTTTCATATGTCTTCAAAGAAGAAAGTCAATCTTTATTTGAAGAAAATAAATTTGAGGATGTCTTTAAGTGTTCAAAGGGACATCCTGTTCTACTTAAAAAGTTTTTAAGTGGTAAAGTATCATTGGAAACAATGGTTCTTTTTGATAAGATCTTTGCATACTCAAAGAACTTTGATAAGAAACTTCAAGACCCGGTGTGGCAAACCGTAAGTCGTCGGATTAAAAAATATAATCCGTTTCTAAATATTGATGTATTTCGTTTTCGTAAAATCTTGAAAGAAATTATTTTGGAGGGTCAATGAGTTTCTTTAGTTCCGAAGTCGTCCGTGCAGAAATGACGGAAATCGCAGAACTTCAAGAACAAATTTACAACAATGTTTTTAAGTTTCCTTCTATGACAAAAGAAGAAAAACTTGAGCATGTTGAAGTTTTGGAAACTCTTTTGGAAAAACAAAAAGTTCTTTATACAAGAATGAGTTTGTCTGATGATCCTGAAGCAAGGGAAATGAAAGAACGTATTGTTAGTTCTGCTATTATGATGGGTATGCCCCCTGGCACTGACATGAACATCATCTTGAACAACATGTCCAAGATGCTTGATGTGATGAAGAAGCAGATTGACAAAACGGGTTCAGACCTGTAGAATAACGAAGTACACAAAAGCCAAATCCAACTAATACGGAGAAATCTAATGTCTTTTTCTGATCTCAAGAAACAATCCAAACTGGGTTCTCTCACTTCCAAACTGGTAAAGGAAGTTGAGAAGATGAGTACAACTTCTGGTGGTGCTGATGAGCGTCTCTGGAAACCTGAAATGGATAAAACTGGTAACGGTTTCGCAGTTATCCGTTTCCTTCCTGCCCCTGAAGGTGAAGAACTTCCCTGGGCAAAAATGTATTCTCATGCTTTCCAAGGTCCTGGTGGTTGGTACATTGAGAACTCTCTGACCACTATTGGTCAAAAAGATCCCCTTGGTGAACACAATCGTGAACTGTGGAACAGTGGTATTGAATCCAACAAAGAAACTGTTCGCAAACAAAAGCGTAAACTGTCTTACTACAGCAATATCTACGTTGTAAAAGATCCTGTAAATCCTCATAATGAAGGTAAGGTCTTCCTCTTCAAGTACGGTAAGAAGATCTTTGATAAGATCATGGAAGCAATGCAACCTGAGTTTGAGGATGAA